ACGGGCACCGGGGGCTCACTGGGCCAGGGTAGGTCGCCCTCGGCCAGGGCGGCTTCTTCCTGCTCACGCTCGAGCGCCATCTTCGGGCACGAGTCCCATACTCGGATCCAAACGAACTGCTCAGCGTCGAAGGCGTCTGCGTTCATCTCGTCGGCGGAGCATTCGCCGCCTTGCTGCCACTCGCAGAGGCTGTCGAGGCAGGCGGGGCGCTTGTCCACCCGTGCAGGCTTGAGATTTCGGCCTTGGGTGGAGCGAGGGATCTTGGGCACGGGTGTCTCCTAGAGGTCTACGATCAGACCGGTTTGGCGGCCTCGGGTGTCGCCGGGTTCGATCTTGGTGGTGATGGTGTCGGGGTTGCCCATGGCGCCCCACTCGGCCAGCGTCAGCGTGACGAGTTGTTCGTCGACGGCGACGACGCCGGGGCGTTCGGAGTAGAGCACTTCGTCGGCTGGAATGTTGACGTGGCTCAAGAACAGCAGTCGCTGTAGTGCGTACATCAGGCTCTCCGAATATGTAGGCCTGCGGCTCGGCAGAGTTTCTCGCACATCGGGCACGGGTCGACTAGGACGCCCGCTGCGAGGTCGGGGTCAACCAGGCGTACGATGTAGATGGTGCCGTGCCGCAGGTCGCCTTTGGCGTGGGCGATGGCGTTCTGTTCGGCGTGTAGGTTGATGCAGTTCTCATAGCCGCCTTGAAGGCTGGGTTGTTCTTGTGCGGTGAGGTGGGCTCGTGGGCAGTCACCTGTGATACAGGACAGGGGCGACTGGGGCGGGGTCCCGTTGTACCCGGTGGACACGATGCGGTGGTGGCCGTCTACGATGACGGCGCCGATCCGTGCACGTCGGCAGTCGGCTCGGAGCGCCACGGTTGCGGCGATCCTGATGAAGTAGTCGTCCCAGTCAGGTCGCATCGGAACCTCGGCCCACGGCGGTGGCGAACTGGGCGAGGGCGTCGTTCAGTCGAATCATGGCTTGACGGAACCCGCTGGTGTCGATTCGGATGACGACCTCAACGATTTGACGGTCGTGGAGTGTCGACCAGGGGCGGCGATGTCTCGGCTTGGGTAGGCGCCGGGTGAGTGCCCACAGTAGCGCCACTGGCAACAGCACGGTTGCGGTCCCGGCGAAGATGCCAGCCATCAATGCCTCGTGAAGTCTTGAACGAACCCGAGTTGCCGCAGGTTCTCCTGCATCGTCCCGATGCCCTTGCGTGCCATGAGACAAGGTTCGGTGTAGTCGCAGCGCCACCGGCAGGTGTCCTCGTTCGGGGACCGGGGGGCTTCACCGACTGGGATCGAGTAGGCGTGCCGCAGGGCTCGGTAGGCGTCCAGGGCGATGGCGTCGAGTTCGACGTCGGTGCGGTAGAGCCGCTTGCGGGCGTGGCGGGACTCGAGCGTCTGCGGGTGGCGGGCCTGGTCCTTGTTGCGCTGGGTGCGGCAGGCGTTGTGGATCGAGCCGAACACGGTGCGTCCGATCTGGCGCATCCCCCAGGTGTATAGCCCGAACTGGTCGTTGATTTCGAGCATCTTGTCGCTGGGGAGGTCCTTGCCGCTCTTGTGATCCACGAGGTAGACGTTGCCGCTGGAGCGTTCCCGGATGATGAGGTCGATCTTCATCTTGAGCCGGAAGCGGCTGCGGTTGCCTCGTTCGTTGACGAGCCAGACCTCGGGGGCGTGTTCGACAGCGAGGATCTCCCAGTCAGGGTCGAGCCCGTACTGCTCGACGTAGCCTTGATACATCCACTCGATGAGTTCTTGCTGTTCGGTCTGTTGGGCGGTGATGGGCGACCATAGCAGCGGCTTCACGGCGTCGAAGATCGTCTTGGCCCACACGGTCTCGTTGTGTTCGAGGTCGTAGCGCTTGAGGGCGGCTTTGCCTTCTTTACGTGCGGCGGCTCTGGCTTCTTGCAGCGTCTTGATGGTGCGGTAGTGGGTTTCCATGACGGTGTGCCAGGCGATGCCTCGGCTGAGGGCGGGTCCGATGGTGGGGGCTTGCCAGCGCTGCTTGTAGCCGTGTTCGTGCTTGAACAGGCATTGGCGGAGGCTGTCGAGTTCGCTGGGTGAGGCGGTGATGGTGCTAGGCATCAGGTTTGCGCCTTCTTCTCTGCGTCGGTGAGGTTCTCGTAACGCCAGTTACGTTCGGCGTTCTTGAGGTCTTTGGTCTTGCGGGTGAGCATCTCTTGCACCTCTCGGGTCCGCTCCTTGAAGCGGGTCTCAAGGTACCGTAGATCGTCGCACAGCAGCGGTCCTTGGACGATCGATTCGTTGAGGGTCTGCAACGCCTCTCGGATTCTGATGGTCTCGGCCAGTTCGGCTTCGACCCTAGCGTGGAGTTCTTGAGCGGCCAGGAGGCTGGTCTCGGCTCGGAGGTGGTCCATGGTGCGGCCGGAGGTGGCGGGGATGTCACTCACGGTGGCCTCGCTTGCCTCGGGCTCGAGGGTCGTATTCCTTGCGGACTGGGCGAGTGATCAGGGTCCAGTCGATCTTGCGGCCGAAGTGCCAGTCGTCGATGACGGCTTGGGCGGCGATGGGCTGGCTGAGTTGCCGTAGGGCGTGGGCCTTCTCTCGGATTTCGAGCGGCGGGCCGTAGTAGTTCTCGGGTTGGGGGATGTCGGGTCCCATACAGCCGGAGCCGATGGGCTTGTCGGGTTTGACGGGGCGTTCGCCGTTGTGTAGGGCGTTGATGGCCCGCTTGCGTACGCCGAGGTCGTGCTTCTGCTTGCCCATTAGCCCGTCTTTTCTGTTGGGGCGGCGAGGCTGACAGCCAGCCGCTCGATCTGTTCCTCGGTGCCGTGGATGGAGAGCCCGGTACCGTCGACGTCGAGGCGGAACCAGGCCCGCCCTGACGCCCAGGTGCGCCAGTGCTCGACGGTGATCACGGAGTCGTCGCCTAGGTGGACGCTTAGCCGTGTGCTGGCGAGGTCGGGAGGCGCTGGCTTGCGTAGTCGGAAGCCCCTTATCCGCTTACCCACGAAGCGCTCGCTTCTGGGCCGCAACCTTGCGCAGGAAGCGGCGCCGTGAGATCCGCCCTACCTTGGCTTGCTGCCTGCTGTGGCGACGCCAGCCGTTCTCTCGGTGGGCGGAGGTTCGGGGGTGGGGTCGGATCTCACGCTGCTTGAGCGCCCATTCGCTAGCCATTTGAGGGATGCTCCATTTCGATGGTCTCGGGTAGGAAGACGGCGGACTTGACGCTGCCTCGGCCTGCCATGGTCCGCTTGCTGGACACGGCTCCGAGGTTCCAGCCTGCGATGTCGTTGGCCATGCTCTCGGCGTCGTCGTAGACATATTCCAACATCCGCAGCACTCGGATCTTCTTCGGAGCCTGAGGCATCTCGAGGGCCTGGCCGGGTTGGATCCGACCGGCTGCGACGTCAGCGGCGAAGCGCTCGTTGGCGGTGAGGGGGCGTCGGTTCCCTAGCGACTCAGCCACCATCTTGCCGACGCCGTGGCAGACGGAACACTCGAGGTTTCCGGTGGGTGATGTGCCTTGGCCTTCGCAGGTGGGGCAGTCGATGAGGGTGGGCATCAGGGCGTCTCCGTGGTGGTGGGGGTTTGGTGGCATTCGAGCGGTCCGAGGATCTTGCGGGCTCCGGTCCGTTCTTGGGTGACGGTGCAGGTCCCGGCTTCGGGTTGGCCGTCGAAGGTCATGGGGATGTCGTAGGTGGCGATGGCGGGGGCGAGTCCACTGGTGGCGGTGGTGGGTTCAGCCGTGGTGGTGGGGGGTTGGGGGTCTTCGTCTTGGTCGAGCAGGGCGACGCATCCGAAGAACAGGCCGATGAGGAAGGCTCCGCAGAGAAACAGGTTGACTCGGTGGTTGAAGCGGACGATCACAGGTTCTCTCTTTCGATCAGTAGCAGCAGGTGGCTAAGGGCCAACGCTTTGTCGGCGGGTGCCGCATCTTCACGCTCCAGGTCACCAACGATCACGGTGTCGAAGTCATCGGCTCGACCGATCGCTTCAGTGACCTCATGGCCGGGGAGCAGGAACCGCACCTCAAGGGACGGTGGGTCGAGGATCTTAAATACCTGGACCTCGGCCATCACAGGTCCCCCAGTCGGTTAGCGACCCGCTGGGCGAGCCATTCGTCGGTGTTGTTGGCTTGGACGATGGCGAACGCCTCGGCCTCGAGTTCGGGGTAGCGGCCCTGCTTGTACCAGGACCGGAACATGGCCTCGACTACGGCCTCGACGTCTCCTGCGCCACCGGCTCGGATCAGGTCGCCCTTGAGTTTGGCGTCGTGGCCTGCTACGAACCGGCCGCCCTTGGTGGGCTCGCCGCAGTGCTCGCAGCGCCCGGAGGTCGGGCGGGTGGCGCTAGGGCGACGCTCTCGGGGTGTCTCGGTCTCGGCGGCCTTGGCGGCCTCGTGGTATTGGCGGTAGCGGTCCCAGCCGGGGTGGGCGTCCTGCCGGATCTTGGCCCGTTCGGCGCAGGCTTCGACGTCGACGCACTGCGGGTGGGTGGTGTGCAGTTCGGCGTCTTCGGTCTTACAGACGTAGCAGGCGGGGTGGCGTTCGTGCCAGTCGCTGATGCAGACGGTGAGCCGCTCGGGGATCACCTTGGGCTCTTGGCCGTTGTTGCCGTGCCGGATGAAGGAGGCTTGGTGGGTGGCGATGGGGCAAAGCCGGTGGAAGGCTCCGGCTTGCTCGAGGTCGCCGCCTGCGAACTCGATGTCTTCGGCGTTGGAGCAGAACTGGCTCAGGGTGGTGTTGACCCAGGCGGGGCGGGGCTCAGCCGGTGCTGCCCCGGTCGGCACCGACTGGCCCCGCTTCCCCGCTGTGGTGGGCGGCTTGGTGGTCTTGCGAGCGGTCTTCTTGGCGGGTGCCTTCTTGGCTTTCGCCGCTGTCTTCTTCGGAGCAGTGGTCACTCGTGCCTTTCGTCAGCGAGACCCGAGGGCCAAGCGGTGTGCCCTACCATTAGAGCACACCGCTTGACCTCTTGTCAAGTCGGGCATCGTCAGGCGCTGGCGGCCTCTTCGGCGCTGGGCTCGGCCGCCTTGGGGGCGGCTGCCTTCTTGGCGGCGGGGGCCTTCTTGGCCGGGGCCTTCTTGGTCGCCTTCTTGGCGGCGGCCTTGGTGCGGTCGCTGTCCCGCTTGGCGACGGCCTTGGCCTTGGCGGCCTTCGCCTTCTCGGCGGCCTTCGTGGCCTTCGAGGCGGTGATGGCGTCTCGCTTGGCGGCGGTGACCTTGGCCCGCTCGGCGGCCTTCGCCTTGGCGGTGCGCTCGGCCTCGGTGTGGCGGGCCTTGGCGGTGGCCACCTGACCCCAGCCGAAGACCTTGGCGGCCGACGTGGCGCTGAGGGTGGCGGGCTTCTCCTTGCCCTGCCGGATCTCGACGGTGGTGTCGGTGACGGCGGCCCGGATGAGCATGCCCTTGAGGCGTGCGTCGTGGCCCTGGATGAAACGACGCTTCGGGTTCTTGGGCGCACCTCCGCAGCCGCATCGGCAGGCCTGGTCGTCCTTGTAGATCAGGACGAGGTTGCCGTTGCTCGGAGCACCGGGGCTCGAGTCGTCGGCGGGGTTGTAGTTGGTGGGGTTGAATCGCATGGCTGGGTGGTCTCGTTTCTGCTTGGTGTCCGCTGTTGCGGGTGGGTCTTCAGTGAAGCACAGGCGTGACGGCTTGTCAAGCCTGGGTGGGGTGGGGCGAGGGCCGAAGCCCCCGCCCCTGACTGGCGGCTAGATCAGCCGCACTCGGACCAGGCGGTTGGCTCGATGCGCTTCTGGCGCATCGTACCGGTCGACCTCGACCATCTCCATCCGCTCCAGGTACAGGACTCCAAGGCTTACTTCCTTGTAGTCGTGGCCTGTCGCTTCTGCGAGACCGTGGAGGACCTGACCGGGCTCTCGCTCGAACTCTCCGCCTTCGTTGCCGATGGCGTCGATGATGTCGAGCGCAACCTGGTCGATTCGGTTCATTTGGGTCTCCTTCCTGCGAGGCGCCTTGCCTCGCTCGGTACCCCTATTAAACCACACCTTTGACTCCGTGTCAAGATTCGGCACTGAGGGCCTTCTGTAGGCGTTGAGGATCTGCGTCCAAGCGGTAGCCAGGTCCTGAGGTGACCAGCCGCAGGCAGCGAGGCGCAACATCGTATCTTCGTCTAGGCCGAGGTCCTCGGGCGTCGATCTGTACGTCTCGACGTGCAGCAGGTCCTTAGGGTTGATCTGGTGCATCTGCTTGGTTTGCACGTCCTGCGCTTGCAAGAAGCCGTTGTTGTCGACCCTCACCATGTTGGCGTGGATCTTCACCAGTGCGGGCCATAGTGGGTCGTCCCACGTCTGGTACGAGATCCAGCAGTTGTCGAAGTCTCCGTTGCTAGCGGCCTGCCGTGTCCTGGCTGCGTTGATCACGTGAACCTCCCGAGGGTGATGGCCACGAACAGGCGACCGAGCACGTAGAGCACGCCGAGGGCGAGCACGATCCAGGCTACTCGCTCGAGCCTCCCGGTGCCGTCTTCGAGTACGTCGGCCACCCACACCAGGAAGCGCTCCACGCCGTGGCGCAGGTCTTCCCAGGCTCGCCGATTGCTACGGCCACCTCCGTATTGAGCGCTCATCCGAGGTACTCCAGCACGTGGGCCATGAGCCCCCACCGCTGCGTGGTTGGCTTCTTCCGCAGCATGGCACGGAATCTCGGAGAGCGTGAGATCCCCGATGTCCTTCGATTTCTTAGCGTCTCGAGCCTGGCTGCGGTGCGCCTCCTGCTGCGCCACGGCTGTGCGATCTTCGACCTTCCAGTCGTCGGTGCTGACGCCGAACATGCCCTTGTAGGTCGAGTTCTCGATGCCTCGGGCGGTGATCCGGTCGTCGACTCGCTTGACATCGACCTTGTACTGGCCTCCGATCGCTGCGCCGGTCGGTGCCTTGTCGAAGTAGTGGAACTTGCCGTCTCCGTCGTTCCAGCAGTGCAGCATCTTGTTGTTGCTGCCGAATCGTCGACCTGCGTAGGTCCAGGTCTCGGGCTTGAAGTCGTCGCTCATCGGAGGGCCTCCGCTTGGCAGAACCCGTTGGCGCAGGCGTTGCTGCCGGGTTCCTTGGGGTGGTCCTGGCAGAACTCGCACAGGAGCGGGTCGGGTTGGTCGGCTTCGGCCTCGGCTGCGTCGTCGTAGCCGTGGTCGTAGGCGGGGCTGTTCTGCTCCTGCCAGGGCTGGCCGGGGTCGGGGAGAACCCGGAGCAGGCCGTCACGCTCGAGGTCGGCCAGGACCTCGGCGCTGGTGCGGCGGGCGCTCACTTCGCCACCTCACCCAGGAGCGGGCAACGCCCGATGTCGAGGCTCATGGTGGACCACTCCATGCCGGTCCAGGCCGGGGGGCGGCTCCAGGAGACGTTGCCGCCGTCGTCCGTTTGCAGGCTGATCTCAGCGTCGTCTCGGGTGTAGGGCTTCTCGAAGCATTCGGCGTCGTGGAGCGCCTCGAGGGTGAGGGCTTCGATGGCGGCTGTCTCGCTGGCGTAGATGGCGAGCAGGCTGGTGCCTTCCTCGTCGTCGTTGATCTCCAGCGTGTAGACGTCCTGGCCGGTCGGTGCGATCTCCATTGCGGTCTCCTTGTTGTCGGTGGTTGCCATACCCCTATTAAAACACGCCCTTGACCCCGTGTCAAGTACCGACCTGACACGGGGTCTGGGAGCCTCAGCCGAACACAATCTCCCCGAAGCAGGCGAACTGCAGGAGGGCGTCGGAGCCGATGGCGTCCATGTAGCCCCAGCCGTCTTCAGCGCCTTCGGCCCACTGCTGGCCGAGGTAGGTGCGCTTCTCTTCACGGGGTCCGGGGTCGTTCGCCTTGACCCACTCCTGGAAGCGGATCCAGCCCTGCCGGAGTTCGGCGGCGTTGAGCGTCCACTCGTTGACGCCGTTCACGTCGTGCTCTTCGCAGCGCAGGACTGCGTGCTGGATGGTGAGGTCTTCGCCACGAGTGTGGTCCAGGACCTCGAACTCTTCGGCGTAGCCGCCTTCGAGGGCGGTGGTGAGCACGTCGTAGAGGTCTTGGTTGGTCGGTGCGGCCATTTCGGTCTCCTTCGTTAACTGGTGGCTCCTTGCCACACCCTCATTAAAACACACCGTCGAGCCCGTGTCAACCCTCAAAGTAAAGCCGCCAGTTCACGGGCCTTGAGCGCCTTCATCTGCTGGTCGGTCTTGGCCTGCAGCACGGGTAGCATCCCAGCGTCGAGCCCTGGCGTCACGAAGTCGATCACGAGTTTCGGGCTCGCCTCGGAGATCCGCCTGACTCGACGCTCCACCTGTAGGTTCCGGCTGGGTCTCCACGCCCGCTCGACCCGATAGACCAGGTGGCAGTCCTCGAAGTTGAGACCTTCAGCCATCGTCTCGATCGAACCCACCAGCGTCTGCAGTGAGCCGTCCTGGAACGCTCGCACCGCAGATCGTCGAGTACCCTCCGCCACGCCCCCGTGCACGAACGCCGACGTCCGACCGACCTGCTGCGCCACCCTGTGCAGCGTCTCCACAGCCTCTCGGTAGTGGGCCACCACGAAGGTCTGTTGGGGTCGGTCTGCTAGGTGGGTGCGCACCTGGTTGATCTTGCCGGAGGCGGTAATAGAGTCGGGCGGGAACGCAGAGTCCACGAGTTGCAGCCCCGTCGACACCTGCTTGAGTTTCTCGTGCAGGCCACCAGCGGACCAGGCCAACACCTCGGTACCGGTCTCTTCGACGAAAGCGAGGTACTGCTTTTTGAGGTCCTTGTATGCCTTGGTCTGCAGGGCGGTCATCGGGCACTCGACGGTCTGCTGTCCCATCGGTGGCATCTCGGGAGCGACCTGCTCCCAGGTGTGGGCTAGGTACTGGTCGCCTAGGTTGTCTTCGTAGAAGCGCAGCCAGCCTTCGGGTGTGTCGTCGAGGAACGCACCCACCACGGGTTTACCGCCGCTGAACCGGGTGGGGTGGTTTTCGAAGTAGTCAGCGACCCAGCGCCAGTAGGAGCCGAGCCGCTCGCCTCGAGCGTTGGCTGCGGGGTCGAGCACCTTAGCCAGTTCGAACAGTTCGTGTGCCCAGTTGGGGATGGGGGTGCCGGTGGCGGCCCAGATACGTTCGACTCGGGCGTCGATCTGGTGGAACGCTTCGGTCCACTTGGTCTTGCGGCCTTTGAGGTAGTGGGCTTCGTCGCAGATGACGGTTCCCCACTCCCGGTCTCGGATCTCGGCTCGGGCTCGTCCGAGTGGACCATGGGTGACCTTGAGCACTTCGCCGGTCTCTTGGTCGAGGTGTTGCTTGTAGTAGCGGTCGGTGAGTCCGCTGTAGGCGACTTGTACGATGTCGACGCCTGGTTCGAGGTCGGGTCGCCATTTGGCGATCTCGTCGTCCCAGGTCCCACCTGATAGCACCATCTTGGGTGCGAGCACGAGCACGGGTGGTTCGGCGGGGATGAGCAGTTGTCGGCTCTTGCCGAGTCCGGGTTCGCTTCCTAGTAGGAAGCGCAGGTTGGCTTCTAGCCTGGCGATTCCGTCGTCTTGGAAGCCGAAGTCAACCACGGCAGTCGAAGTGGATGCCTACGCTGGCGGCCACGAGTTCGTGGCAGTCGGCGTTGAGGCATGGCACGTCGGCGTCTCTCTCGGTACCCCAGCGTTCGGCTGTGCGGAGCGGTACGGGCACCACTTGGGCACGGCGTGCGGGGTTGACGGTTTGGTCGTTGACCATGACGGCGTGGGCTACCCAGGTCGCAGCGGCTTCGTTGTCGGGGAACCGCTGGACCCAAGTGCCTTGACGGAACAGTACCTCGCCCTGGTGCATCAGCCTTCAACCGATGTTGATGGTACTCTTCCGCCGATGTGCGCCGGTCCGTAGAAGGGCGACGGGACGACGCCGAGCAGGTCGGGCAGGTCATCGCAGAGCGTGCTCAGGTGGCACACGAGGGTCGTGACCTCGATGCTCGTGGCGGTGCCAGCCTCGACCTTGCAGGCGTACTCCCAGGCCAGGGCGGCACTGTCCACCGCATCCGTGCGTTGTCTCCGTCTCTCGTTGGCTCGCCCGATGGCGCACGGCCACACGGCCCAACACCAGGCGCAACGGCCCTTCTGCTCACGGTGATGGTACCCATAGTCGCCAGAGGTTGCATCCGCTTCAGACTCCGTGGAACCCTCGTGGAACACGTCCATCAGGCGTTGAAGACGTGCTTGGTGAGGAACCGACCGAACGCCTTGGCGCCCTTGTCACGGGCGACGTACAGGTCCTCCAGCGAGAGCCCGTAGGCCTTGGAGATCGTGTGCAGCAGGTCAGCGCCGGGGAGGCGATGTCCGTTGCGCAGGAGGCTCGACATCGAGTAGTGGATGCCGCACGCATCCGCAAACTGCTGGTTGGTAACGCCGGTCTTGGTTGCCATGAGGCGATCCTTTCTCTTCTCTAGGGTGTGACTACCAGTCAAGCAGATCGAGGGGCTCGTGGCAAGCGTGGGGGCGAATCCCACAATGCGCTGTACACGTAGGTTCCCCGGTAGCGCCACGCAGGCCAGCGGGTCTCTGTGATCGTGGCGACACGTAAGGTGTCAGGGGTCGGGTTGTCGTCGACGGTTAGGACGGCCCAGCCGTCTTCCTTGATCTGATCTTCGAAGTCGTCTCCGTGGCCGACTCCGTACCACCAGTCGGCGGCTTCTTCGTCGCTCATCCAGAGGTGCTGTTTGAGGTGGGTCTCCGAGCCGCAGACCTTGCAGGCGTAGCGAGTGGAGGTGATCGAGCCGCATCGACGGCAGCGTGACATCGCCATCAGGCGCCGAACCACTCATAGACCACGGCCACTTCACCATCCTCTCGCTGTTCCCAGCGGTTGGTAGCGTGTAGAGTGACTCGGTTAAGGTAATCACCAAACGGAACTACGAAGTCGTCGCCCTGGCTGGGTGGAACGTCGTACCATCGACCATCTAGTTCAGCAGGGAGACCTGGGCCTCGCAGGACTGCGAATCTCCACCATTGATTCACCTTCACGCTCCAGTCAGGTTGAGCGCTGACGAGACCGCCAGCAGCAGGTTCGGAACGGCCACCCTGCGGACTACGCTCGAGGACACATCGCCCTCGTTCCAGGTGTCGCCTGCGATAGCGGCTAGCATGTTGGAGTAGCCGTTGATGCAGGCTCGCCAGGTCCGGTCGTTGGCCAGCACGAGCCTCGTGGCGACTTGTGAGACGATCGGGGTGAGCACGGCCAGGTCGGCGGAGCGGTGCATCACCTGGGGCACGGTGCGGGCGTAGTCGGGGAAGCCCCAGCGTTGGCAGAGCCAGGCGTTGAGCATGTGGACCTTCTCGGCTGACCCGAGCAGGTCGAGTTGGTCCTGGTCGGTGCCGACTGCGCCGTGCACGCCTCGCAACACGTAGAAGTCTTCGGGTCGGTGTGATTCAGTGGTTTCGTCGTCTGGGTCGTAGAGGGGCTCGAGGTGCGACACGTCCAGGCCGTTCTGTATGGCCAGGTGGCGCAGCGAGTCTCGAATGCGGATCTGCCAGGTGTTCTCGACGACATCGGCGGAGGTGAGCCCGAGGTGGAAGAACTCGTGGCCTGCGTCTTCGCAGAAAATCTCGAGTCTGGCTTTGATGTCGTGCTTGGTCTGCATCTCTCGTTCGTGGATGCGCTCGAGCAGGCGTCGGTAGTCGGCTTCGAACGGGCTGAGCCTGACGCAGGCGGCGCTGGCCAGCACGGCGCTAGCCGGGATGTTGGCGCCTTGGGCTCGCTGGGCTTCCATCACGGAGACCCACCAGGCCCGTTCGAGTTCGATGGCGACTCGCTCGCTCCAGATCCGCACCATGGTGGGGTGGGCGTGTTCGGCTAGGGCGTTGTTCATCCGACCACCTTGAATACGTGGGTCCACACAAGAGCGGGCTGTCTGATTACGGCGTTGATGGGGTCATCGAGGCGTAGGCGGTGGCAGGCGGCGATGGCGCTACGAAAGCGCTGTTCGAAGCGGGCGCATTCGCCTAGCATCTGGTGTCCGAAGCCGGGGTGGATGATGGCGACATCGACGCTCTCGATGTTGGTTTGGGCTCGCTGCTTGACTTGTTCGCAGATCCGGCGGTAGGCCTCAGTGGCATCAGCCAGTTCTTTGAGCGCTGCGTCTTGTTCGGGGGTTACGCTGTAGATCACGAGTCCTCCTGTGGTGACGACTTGGGTGACGGCTGCTGTGAAGGCGCAGTCGGGTCGGTGGGTGAGCACCCAGGTAGGGTACTCGAGTCGAGAGCGATCGAGGATGTAGGTGGCGCCACAGGCGGCGCAAGGGGCGTCAGCGGGCGGGCGCATCTTGCTCCTTGTTCTTGCGCTTGGCGGCTGCCACGGCGCATTGGCGTGCGGCGCTCTGCTTGGAGTGGGCGTGGGGGCACTGCTCCCGCTCGGTCTTGCGCTCGACGGTTCGAGCGATGACGCCTCGGAAGGCTCGGACGTGGAGTGCAACCAGTCGCCCGTTGTTCATTTGGAACCGCTTGTCAATGAACTGCTGCGGTCCCAGGGCTGACCAGGTGGCGCTCATGAGAGCCTGCCTTCGGCGGCCATGAGCAGCGCCTGCTCGACGGCTTGCGGCTTGGTCATCCCGGTAATGCGCCCCAGCATCACGTGCTGGAAGCCGATCGGCGTCCTGACGGCGCAGACCCAGGTACGGTTGTCCTTGGCGAGGAAAACGACGGGTGCGGTGGTGGTCTCCATACCCCCATTAAAACACAGCCTTGACCGGCTGTCAAGTAGGACGGCGGAGCCCCGCCGCTCGAGGGAAGGAGACCAATCCACCACCTCGAGCCTGCGGGGCTCCGTCTTGCTGGCGCTCTGCTCCGAACGCTAGACGAGTCTAGCACTCGAGCGGCTGCCAGATCTAGGCGCCTACTTCATCGGCTCCAGCCCCAACACCTCGATGAACGAGTCCAGGTGCTGGGCCAGTTCGTCGGCTGCTGTTTGGATCTCGTCCCAAGCGTCTGCCCGAGCCTCACGGGCGTATTCTCGCTGGTCCGTGATGGTGGCTTCGCTGGGATCGTTGTCGACGTAAGAGTCGTGACCGGACTCGAGCGTGTCGAGTCCCTCGGTGATGGCTTCGAGCATCTCCTTGAGGGGCTCGAGGTCTCCGAGCAGTTCGCCTACGATCTCGGCGTTGCGGTTACCTCGTGCGGCTAGGTGGGATAGTCGCAAGGGGAGCGAGTCGGTCATCGCTTGGTCTCCTGGGTTCGGGTGGTGTGTCCGGTCGGGTGGGGCGGGAGGGGCTGGACGTTGAGTGGCTGGTGGGGCTGGTGGCCTGCGGCGCAGAACCTCCCGTGTAGGGGGGCTCCGCACCGCTCGGCCTCCCCGTCTGCGTTGAGCACGTAGCGGGGACAGCCGCCCTTCATGACACCTTCCGGCTGGCGAGGTCCACCCGGAGGGCGGAGTCGGGCTGGACTCGGTTGGTCATCACGTGCAGGCTGGGGTGCTTGCTCACGATGCCCTTGAGTGTCGAGAGCGCCAGGGCGTTGCCGACTAGATCCGTAAGCAGCCCGAAGGTGATCACAGCGAAATCGACGTCGAACTGGTCACCGGAGCGGTTGGTGCGAGTCGTGGTCTGTTGGCGGCTGGTTCCCTGGTCGATCAGGGACAGGGCGGCCGAGATGGCGAGCGAGTGGACGAGCATCTGGCTCGTGGTCTCGCCGCTGAGGTTCCTTGCGGTCATGGCTGGTCTCCTTCGTTTCGGGTGGATAGAGAGGATCTGCGGGACGCTCGGTCGAGCCGCTTCGCTGTTCGGACTACCCTCCCCGGTTTGCGGCCGCTCCCCGGTTGCTCTCGTCCTACTTGGGCTCCACGTTCTCCCTGTTCACTCGCCTTACCGTTCGGGCTCCACCACCTTCATTGCGGCTCGACCACGCTGTCTGCTCCCTGGTTTGCTAGCACCCTTGCGGGTGTGTCTGCTGCCTGGTGCTTGGCGTGCGCTGGGCGTAGGGCGCTTCATTGCCGTACTTGCGACGGTGCCTCCGGGGTCTCAACTCGAGCGCCCCGCAGATCCTCTCTATTCAGTTGTCAAGACTCGAGGGGCTCGGCCACCATTCCCAGGGCCGTTTCTCGACCGGCGGGGTGCGCTTACCTCTTGACCCCATTAAAACACACCCTTGACCGGCTGTCAAGTATCGCCTTGGGACGGGGCCGCCCCCGCTCCTGGAGGGGGACGGGGGCGGCTCTCCGCTCGGGGGGATCGGTTACTTCTTGAGTTGACGCCCCAGGTCGATGCCCTCCAGCACTCGGGCCTCGTCAGCCCGCTTGCGAGCAGGGCGCACGTAGAACACGTTGAGCACGGCCAACAGCGCAGCGCCACCGGCGCCGATCTGCCACATGCTCTCCGGGTCGAAGCCCACACAGCCGAGCACGAAGGCAACCACCAGCACCACGGTGTCCTTCAGTGTCTCAGGCGTCTGGTTGACCAGGCCCTTGAGGCTCCACTTGCCGTTCTCGTCTTCGACTGGCTCGACCATGCTCACTCCTTGGGGTTGACGACTACGGCGTTCTTGCCGCACTGGTACGGATGACCGATCTTGGCGCAGATGTCAGGGGGATACCACGCTGTTACCTGCGGGTCGAAACACTCAGTGGTGAGCAGAATCTCGCCGTCGTTGATGACGTCGATGCAGCCTGCCCACGCCCGGTTGATGAACGACCGTTCGGTGCCCGCTCTCTGACCCGCCTCGATTTCTCGCAGTTGTCCACGAAAACCGAACAGCACCATGACCATGAGCACGGCACCGAGCGCCATAGCCATCCAGGTGTAAACGACCATGCGCCACGTCGGGTGCTCGGGCAGTACCATACGGCGTCGCTCCTTCACTGCAGATCCGAGGCATGCGGGAACTCACGCTCGCAGTTGCGGATGGTGAGAGTGGCGAGCGCCCGGTTGCGGAACGAGTCAGGGTCGTCTTCGCCGTTGGCGTTGGTGGTCTCGTCTCGGAGGTTGACGAGGAATGCCTGGACTTCAGGCTCGAGCCGCTCGAACCCACTCACGCCAGTGAGGTCGATGCCGTTGCCCTCAGTGGCCAGGATCACGACCTCACGAGTGATGGCTCGAGAGTCGTTGCCCCGCAGGCAGGTCTGGTAGTCGTCATCGATCTCGGCTTGGATGGCTCGGGTCAGGTCGGCCGCCTGGTTCTTGTCAAGTTCGCTGATGGCCCCATCCAACATGAAGAACCCGACCACCTGGTTGATGACGATCACAGCGTAGGCCAGCGTCTTCCACTGGCTGCGACGCAGGCCCAGCCGCTTCTGGTCGTCGGCTCGACGGCGAGGGGTTTGGACCGGTTCACCCATAGCGGACCTGCCAGTAGAGAGAGGTGGACTGGACCACGACGAGCCAGACGGCGCAGCGCTTCCAGTGGACGACAAACAAGGCTGCTCTGCGGATCACGTGACAACCTCCGGTTCGGGCGCCGGGGTCTCGGGCGGTGGTGCAGGCGGTGGCTTCTTCTTTTCGTCCCAGCCGATGAAGGCGGTGAGCCCCATCATGCCTAAGCAGGCTCCGATGATGAACGGTCGGTCCGGTCCCTTCCAGATGACGACCTCGTGCCAGAACCCTGCCATACCGCTGATGAACAGCAGCCCCTCCCGCTGGATCTTGGGTTTCCAGCCCTTCAACACAGATGGTCCCTCCACTACCCAGCATCGGGCATCACTTCGGGGCAGGCCCGACCAGGCGGATGGAGTTGATCACGTGCTGCGGCCAGGAGTGCGGCTCGATGTCCTTCGCCTTGGCGAGGTCACCGGTTCCCTTCTTGGCTACGGCACGGCCCTGGTTGATCAGCAACGCAGCGTGCTCCCGGTTCTGGATGTGTTGCTTGGTGATGGCGTCGCTGAGGTACCAGTGGCCGTCAGTGCCGGTGACGATGGTGGCAGGGGTTTCCATCTCATCCTCTTCCTGTTCGGTCGGGTGTAGCGGGGGGACGGCGGTGCCGGGGGGCAGGAGTAGGCGGTTATCGACCGAACGACGGAACAGCCCCCCGTCCAGGTTGGTGTCTTGCTTGCGACCAGGCGGGGTAGCGTACTCCCGGTGTTCGCAGCAGTAGTCGCCGTCTGGTGCTGGATGCAGCGACTGGCACGCAGCGGCGATCCGCACTGAGGTCTCGATGCGGTTCTGCGGGAAGATCTCGTCGGGGCCTGACCATTCGATCTCGTTGCCAGTGCCGTGGCTGTTGGCTCGAGCCACACCTTTCCACAGGCCGGTGCCTGCGTGGACGGCCTGGCCGCTGGAGACGCAGTACGCCTTGTCCGGGCGGGTGCCGCCTTCTCGACTCTGTAGGATCTGACACAGGTTGTAGCGCAGGTCGGGCCTGCCGAAGGTCACCGTGGCCAGCGAGGGGGTGACGCCTCGGGCGGGGCCTACGGTCCAGTGGCGCACGTGCAGCCGGGGCCACGCAGTGAACGGAGCGCCACGGGTTTGGAACCCAGCGACGAGCACCGGCTCGACACCTTGGTCCCTTAGAGCGTCGGGGAGGTCGAGTAGGCGGATGCTCACAGCAGCGCTTCCCATTCGGCTCGGGCCTGTTCGACGGTCTTGTCGGTGTCGGGGTCGAGTGCCTCTGCGAACAGGACGAACAGGTCGGTCTCGTCGTCAGCGAGGGTGCCTTCGGTGAAGTCGATGTCGCAGCCGTCGAGGTCGTCGGTGTTCTGGCTCATGCCTGCTCCCCGATCACTAGACGTCGGCCTGGCCCGTAGGCTAGCACGTACACGGCATCGTTCGCACTGGGGGAGGCGTAACTCGTCAGGTAGGGCACCGAGGCGATGGCCCAGCGGTCCTCGATCAACAGATCCACGGTTTTGGGGCTCGTGCCGGTGTGGACTGCTGTAACTCTGGCTTGGTGTAGGGTCACGCCGGGGCTGGCAGCGAGCCCGCCGATTACGGCAGCGGCGTCTCGGGCTTGGTCGGTCATCGGTTCCGTCGCCGGGTGTTGGCTGACTGCACGCCTTCGTAGGTCAGCGGGGTGGTGAGTTGGTCGAAGATGAAGCGGGGAGCGGTGTTGAACTCGACGGCTTTGATGCGCACGGCGTCGCCCGCTTCCAACGCCGGGTTCGGGATGGCGTTGAGGCTGATCTGCTCTTCGATCCCCAGCACGTCGGGCAGTTTGGCATCGGCCAGCGCTTGGGCTTCGGTCTCGTCGCTGACCAGCGAGTCGTCGATGTACTCGGGGTGGGGTCCGACGTTGGAGGCGCTGGGGTGGGCGGGGTCGTAGTAGGTCGAGGACAGCGAGTCAGTATCCCAGGCTTCAGCGCTGACGCCGTACAGCAGCCAGGGGGCGGAGCCTCGGACGATCACGCCGTTGCGCAGCGACGAGCGGTCGACGTCGATCCCGAGCGGAGCGAGCCGGATCGAGGCTTCGTCGTCGAGGTAGTCCCAGGCAATGGGGACGGTGGTGGGGTTCGGGATCGGTTGCGAACGCAGCACGCCCATCTGGTTGAAGAACACCTCCATGGCTGCCGATTCCCAGATCTTGGCGATGGCTTGCCATGGGTCGGGGTCTTCGCCAGGCAGGAACGTCATGCCGTCCAGCGTCTTCTCGGTCTCCCCGAAGGCGGTGATGTAGGTGTGGCCAGGATCAACCTGCGACAGGATGGCTTGGGTTGCAGCGTCGGGGGTAGTCCCTTCTTCGATCTCGAGCGGCTCTCGCCAGTCCGAGACCGCTAGCGTGCTGGAGCGGTCCGTACCGGTGAGCGAATAGGTGGCGCCTGCCAGGTCGCCGCTCATCCGCAGGCTGGAGAGTTGGACGGTAGCCAACGGGACGAGTTCGTCTCCGATGCCTCGCCACAGCCTCACGTCTCGGTCACGCAGCGGGTACACGGCCATGTGGGGCGCCAACGGGCTGAGCACGCCGGTACGGTCCACAACAGTCCAGTCTGCGGTCCGTCGCCCCACTGACGCCTTGCGATCGTCCGACACCGAACCGGACATCACGGTCAGTTCCTCGGTGAGGGAGGCAATGTCGGTAGAGGCGAGCACGATCCCGTTCTCGAGAATCTCGACCTTCATGGTGGGGGTGTGGCTCTGCCGGAGCGCCGCCTTGAAGGAGTCAGAGGTAGGCCAACTCATGCGGGCAGCGCCACCTCAGTGAGCGGGATCTGCCACTCGTAGAAGTGCAGCACGGGGTAGGCCTCGTCGGGGTACGACAGCCGGAACTGCTCGGGGATGTCGCCGCTGACTTCGACGTACCACTGCTGCCCGATCACGTTCTGCAGCAACAGGGTGGCGCCGGAGTCGACCAGCGCTTCAACCGCTGCGTGTTGCACGCTGTTGAGGGTGCGCAGCGAGAGAGTGGCGTCGACGCCGAGGGTGGGACCTCGCAGGATCACGGCTCGGGTCTGGCCTACCGGTTCGAAGCGAGCACGTCGCTTGGCCTTGGTGGGGTTCCACATCGACACGGTGATCCGCTGGTTGAGCGCCGGGTCGACGGGGCACTTGAGCCACCATTCGGTGGGTTCGGTGAAGACCTCTGCGAGCGTGGACGGGGGGCTGGAGATGGTGGCCATCAGACCTCCCTGGAGGTGTAGGCCCGATAGGTGCGGGTGGAGTACGCCGGGGCTTCGTAGTCGTAGACGGTCTGGGGGGTCGGGCCGGGGGTGCCAGAACCGGTGAGGGCTTCGGCGCCACGGACGGGCAGCCAGGTATCGCCGTCGTCGCTATACTCGACTCGGTAGGCGGTGGCAGGGTAGGTGGCTTGAACGTGGGTGCCGGTGACTTGCAGCACCACCCGGTTGGCGGCGGGCTCCCAGTCGACGGTGAGAGTGGGAGCGGAAGGGGCGTCGATATCGAGGTCGAAGTCGATGCTGTCCCAGTCGGACCACTGGTCGTAGGCCTTCGCTCGCACGAACGCCCGGTAGGACTCGCCGTTGTCGAGGTCACCCGTGGGGAGCCACAGCAAGACAGCGGAGGCGACCTCGCCGCTGTTGAGCGCAAGGTCTCCAGCGCCGGGTGCCGCTCCGAACGCCCCCGACTCGATCTTGACCTGGAAGGCCTGCTGGGGGCTCTGATTGAGCGTCCACTCGACTGGCGGTCGGCCGGTCGTGGTGACGCTCCCGGTGGGGTCGGTCGCCGTGACGACAGGTGGGGCCAGGGCGGTTACCGTGCGGTTGGCGGCGTAGGGTCCTGCCACGCCTGCGGTGTCCTTGGTACGGACGCTCCACTCGTAGGTGGTAGCGGTGGTCCACTTCGACGCCGGGAACACGACCTCGCCATCGACCGAGGCGTTGTAGACTTCGCCTGCTCCCCAGGTGTTGGAGCCAGCGTCCCAGTATTCGTAGGCGCCGATGGTGCGACGTCGGAAGGCGTAAGCCGACTGGTCGTCTCCGACGTCAGGATCCGAGAACGCCCAGGTGAACGTGAACCCAGCGGGGAGGTTGTAGGTGGTCCCGTCAGCGGGGGTGCCGAGAGTGGGGGCGTCGGGGGCGACGTTGGAGGCGTTGATCTGGACCTGGATGGAGATCCAGTCGATGTTGTAGGGGTAGCCGACGCCGTTGCTGTGAACGTCGGTCCCGATGTTGGGAACAGCGGCTTCGGAGACTCGCAGTCCGACGTCTTGTCCGCCGATGGAACTGCGGCTGACGGCGTTGGCAGCGTTGGGCGGCGGGTCGTACACCGGGGCGCAGTTGATGATCAGAACTGCGGTGTTGTTCTCGTCGGTAGTGATCTCAGGCGGCTGCGCCCAAGAACCGTATCCGAAGGAGGCGCTGAAGTCACCGATCGGGTCGGAGGCGTCCACTACGTCGTAAGCCAACACGGTCGCTACGGCGCCGGTCGCCCCTGCGTTGATCCCGATGACCTCGAAGTCGTCGTTGGCGGTGCCGTCTGCGATGCGGCGCTGAACAGAGACGATCTTGGTGTTGGCCTGCTCTTCGTGGATCTCTACCCAGCCGGTGGAGGCAGCGTGTCCGATGTTGGAGGTCTCCTTGGCGGCGACCACTGCGAACAGAAGGTCGCCTACCTCGGTTCCGTCCGGGGCAGGGACGGTGATGGACGACCCGCTGGCCTGGGAGACTTCACGAGCGGAGCGGAAGATGGGGACACTCATCGACGTACCTTCCTCTCGAGCGACCGGGCGAGTTGACGGAAGCCGTCGTCTACCATCTGCTTCATCGAAGCCTCCGAGACGTTCGAGCCTCGGGCGTCGATGGTGACTGCTCCTGCGCCGACGCTGACCAGCGGTCCACCCACCCGCTCTTGGGCGCCGGTCCCGTTGTAAGCGAGGGTGAACCCAGGCGGGAGCCAGCCGCCCGTGTCGAACGACCGGGAGACCAACCCGCCGACCGACGACGGGAGAACTGCAGCAGGCGCCCCACCCTGAGCGACCTTGAGATCGTTAGCGGCTTGGGCGGCGGCTTGGATCTGTGCGGTGAGGCTGCGGTAGGACTCCGTGAGCGACGGGTTGATCTCGTCTGCCATGCGGATGGCCCACTTCTGCGCTACGTCCTGTTCGGCGTTCTTGGCTTCCCACAGAGCGACCTCTTCGTCCAGCAGTTCCTGGAACGTCCGCATATCGGGGATGGCGGTGTCGGCGTAGGCCTGTTGCTGGATACGGGAGGCTTCCCACTGCAGCGCCACCGAGGCGACCGATTCGCCTACGCCGGAGGTTGCTGCCATCGCCTCGTTGATCAACGCCGGGTCGACCTTAAGCAGGGCCTGGGCTAGGCTGAGGCTCTCGGGTCCCGATTGGGCGAGTTGGGTAAGGATCGACTGGTCCAGGCCTCGAGCGACCAGCGCCTTGTAGGTCTCTCCGAACTTCGCAGCGGCCTTGATTCGGTGGCGCAGCGCCCGTTCGATCTCACCGGAGGTCACGTCCTTGTTGGACCCGAACAGCAGCACCGGGTTGGACAGGTCACGGTAGGTTTGGACGATGGAGTCACGGAAGGCGCCGGTCTCGGCGGCGATCCGTTCGTTACGGGCAGCGATGGCAGAAGCGAAGGCGTCTTGCTGAGAGACGAACTGGGACTGCGCTGACTGGTAGATCCCGATAAGTTCCGACACCAGCCCGTCGATCTCTTGCTGCATCTGGTTGGCGATAGCAGTCATCTCGTCGGCTTGGCGCTGCAGTTCGTCGTTGTGCGCCTGCAGGATGCGTTCTTGCTCCTGCGCCTGGTCCTCAGTGATCTGGTTGATCTCTTGCCAGATGGAGTACCACTCGTCGCTGTAGCGGGAGGTCATGGCCAGCCGCTTGTTCAAGATCGCCAGATAGTCCTCGTCGGAGATCTCACCGATGGCGTACTTGACGTCGTTGATGGCCATGTGGCGGGCAGCCATCTCGGCCTGCGCCTTGGCAGCGGCTTCCCTGGCAGCGTCTTCAGCGGTCTTGGCCTCTAGCGCTGCGTTGGCGAGGTCGTTGAAGTCCTCGACGGAGGTGGACATCCAGAGGATCTGGTGGGCGTCGGCTTCACCCATCTCCTTGACGATGTTCAGGTAGGTGTCGGCCACCTGGCGGAGCCCTGCCTGCGCTTCGGGGATCTTGCCGCCTGCGGCCCACAGGATGGTGGCTCCGACCTGGGTGCCTAGGATGCCTTGCGCCATGGCGTTGCGTTGCGCCACCTGTGTAGCGCCTGCTTGGACGTAGCCGCCTGATGCCATGGCGATGACTCGGGCGCCGTACCACGACGCTGCCTGGTTGAGGATCCCCATCGACCGATCTCGGTTGCCGAGTCGGGGGATGAAGGCCTCGCCCCCGGTTTCGGGTTCGGCGTAGCGGATGAGGTCGCCTCGTGCGACGTGGGCGGGGGTGATCCCGCCTGCGGCGAAGGAGTGCACGGCGCCCCAACGCCGGTCGGCTCGGTTGACTCGTCCGCTCATCCCGGCTTCGCTTCGGGCGACAGTACCGATGTCGACGACCCAGGACTGGCCGTTGTTGTGCAGCGCCTGCAATTTACGGAAGACACGCTGCAGCGCCGACTCGACCTCGGGGATGCCATGGGTGGCGACGTCGATGATGGCTTCCTTGCCGTCGATATCGTCAGCCTTGCCCCCGAGTACGCCGATGGACCAGGCGGCTTCGTCGGCTTGCGCTTGGGTGATGAGCCCGTCTGCGGCCCACTGGCGCAGGGTGGCGGAGGCGTTCTCCAGCGAGACGCTGCCATCGGCCACTGCGGCCTTCAGGCTGAACAGGGAGGCTTGGTAGTCGACGGCGGCCTTCACGGCTTCTTGGTTGAGCCGGATCACTTCCTCGGCGGAGACGTTGTTGTCCTTGTTGGCGTCGCTGTTGGCGATGGCGGCGTCGGTGACGGCCTGCTGTGCGTCCTTCAGTTTGTTCATCGAGTCTTGGACAGCGAAGATCGGGTCGTACATCGCCTTGAGTTCGTCGGCCAGGGCGGCGAGTGACTCTTGGGCGTGCAGCGCTGCGGCGGCTTCTTCGTCGAGGGCGCCGGTGGCTCCATCGGTAGTGGCTGCCATGAACTCTTGGTCGCTGGCCATGGCGAGCGCTTCGTCGGCAGTGATCCCGAGGGTGATCTCGAGTCGCCGTGCGGCGTCTTGCATCTCGATCATGGGGGCGACGGTGGCGTCGAGTTCGTCCCGTGCGGTCTTGAGCCGGTCATCGAGGAACGGGTTGAGGGCGTTGTTGGCGGCGTGCTGCATCTCGTCGCTGGCGCCGGTCAGCCGGTCGATCTCAGACTCGAGTTCTGCGGCACTGGCCTTGGCCGGTTCGAAGTTGCCCTTGAAGTCGCTGGCCCAGGTCTTGCCGTCTTCAGTAGCCCGCCGCACTTCGTTGCCGTAGGCTTCGAACGCCTTGGTTACGGCGAACAGGGCGACGGCGATGCCGAGGGCAGGGCCGATCGAGTTGATGGCCCCTCGGAAGGCGCCAGCCGCTCCGGTGCCCGTGACCATGGCGGTTTGCAGCCCGACCATCCCGACTCGCATGGCGGCCATCCGTGCGGTGATCGAGGTGATGGCGTTGCCGATCACTCCGCCCGCCATGAACACTTGCCACGCTGCCCAACTCGTAACCAGGGCGGCGGTTGCTCCAGCGGAGGCGATCAGGCTGGACAGGAACACTCCACCCAGGACGATCGCTAGCGCCTTGACGGCGGTCTCGTTGTCGGCCAGGAAACCACTGGTGGCGGCCAGCGCCGTGCCGAGGGCGTTCAGTGCGGTGATCACGGCCATCCCGGCGAGCGCAGCGAACCCGGCCACTACCGGACCGAAGGTGTCGCCGAGGATCTTGGCGATGTCTACCACGTCTCCAAACAGCGAGGTGACGGAGCGCAGGAATGGGTCGAGCCGGTGGAACGCTTCGATGGCGACATCGATGCCGAGAGCGGCCAGCGACTGCAGATTCGCCAGCAGCGTCAGGACGGTGGGCAGCAGCGAGGTGCCCATGCTGATCGCAGCGGCGTTGACTCGGTTCTTGAACAACTCCCATTGGGCGGTGACCGCCTTCATCTGCTCGGTCAGTGCCGCACGGGTGGCGCCTGCTCGAGCCTCTTCGTCTTCGATCCCCGCAACGACCTTGATGTAGTTGCGGCCTTCGTTGGACATCAACGACAGGGCGCCACGGGCGGCTCGGATCTCGGGGAACCACTTGAGCAGCGTCTCGATGTTCCCGCCCGACGCCACCCGCAGTTTCTCCATGACCTCCGACAGCGAGTCGACCTGCAGCGCCTGGGCGCCGGAAGCGTACCCGACGCCACGGATGGCTTCAGCCAGCGAGTCGCTCGGGTCGATCAACGCCTGCATCAGGCGGTTGAGCGAGGTACCGGACTCGGAGGCGGAGATGCCCGAGAGCGTCATGGTGGCGATGGCCGAACCTACCTGGTCGATCCCGACCGTGGCGGCAGCGGCGGTGCCTACGACGTCACCGATGGTCCCGGCGAGTTCCTCGAACGACACCACGCCGAGGTTGACGGTCTGGAACAGGACGTCGGAGACGTCTGCGGCGTCGGAGGCTTCGAGCCCATAGGCGTTGAGCACGGCGGTGATGGCTCGTGCGGAGACCTCGGTGGTGGTGAGACCAGCCGATGCGGCTTCGGCGGAACGCTCGAGGATCTCAAGACCTGCGGCGCCTTGGAATCCGGACGACGAGATCTGGTACAGGCCTTCGGCTAGGGTCTTGGCTGACTGGGGCAGTCGCTGGCTGATCGAGATGAGCGTCTTGCCTGTGGCCTGCAGCGAGGCGTCGGACTCTTTGGTGATCGACTGGACGTTGCGGAGTTCTCGGTCGAAGGCGGCGGCTTGGGTGATGCCGTAAAGCATGGCGGCGCCGACTGCGAGTACGGCGACCGCCAGGCCCATCTTCAGGATCTGGCCGGTGCTCTTGCCAGTGCTGCCTGCGTTGTGAACCTGCTTGGTGAAGGTGTTCACGTCCCTGCCTGCAGCCGTCAACGCACCTCGCAAGGAGGTGGCGTTTCCGGTCATGACTACAGACAGGTTGTGAGTGGACACTAGATCACACCCTTCCCTTCAGAGACACGAGCGAGAGCGGCTTCACGGGGGAGCAGGCGGGCGTGCATCCCCATCTCACCTTCGGGGATGTTGCGCTGCTCTTGCTGCACCCGTGCGCATCCTTCGCAGGTGTACAGGTCGCCAAGGAAGGCGTCGGGGTCTTCGTCCCAGTCCTGCTGCGTGGTGTGGCAGTCGGGGCAGACCAGCGACCGGCGCAGCATCCAGGCCAGCGCTTTGTCTTGATCGTCGGGCAGCCACCCGAGGAATACGGAGTGGGGGATACCGAGCGGGACGCAGTACGACAGTTCAGCATCGAGTTGCTGGTCTCCCCTTAGCCTTTTCCCAGTCGGCCAACCGACGACGAGTTGCAGACCTCCATGCAGGCGGTGAACAGGCTCATGACCTCGTTCATGTTCCACTCGTCGAACAGTTCGTCCCACTGTTCGGCGGTGAGGTCGTTGTCGGCGCAGGCAGCGACGAGGGCGGGGCAGAAGGTGTCGGCGTCGTAGGGGGCGTCGGTGCCGTGCTCTTCTTTGTGCTTGGCGTTCTCTTCCTCGCTGGCGGGGTTGTGGTCGATGAGCCACTCATAGGCGAGACGGCCCTTGAGGGTGCGAGTGGGGGCAGGCTCGTCGTCTTCAGCCTCGAGCGGCTGACCGTCAGCGTCGAGCACAGGGACCTCGATCACCGGACGGCGGAGCGTGACGGTCTCGGTGGCTTCATCAAGTGCGGTCTTAGCAGCCTCGAGACGTGCCTCGGCGGCTTGCTTCTGCGCCTCGGTGGTGCGCTTGGCGACGTCGGGCACGTTGAGCAGCCCGAGTTCGGCCTTGGCGGCGTCGTACTCGTCTGCGACCTCGGAGTCGAGGTAGATGGCGACCTGACGGACCAGGCCCTTGTGGCTCTTGAGCCGGTCGAACGTCTGCGGCTTGCTTGCGCCACCGGTGTTGGGCTTCGGGCCGGTCTTCTTCTTACCTTGCTGCGAGGCCACGGGGCTCCCTTCGTTGTGGCCGAGACCCCCAGCCGGTTATAGTCCCCTCCGGGGGGAGGGAAACCCGACTGGGAGCCTCGACCTTACGAAGTCCCCGGAACGCTGTGCTTGTTGCTGGGAGCCCTGGTCTAGGCCTCGTTGATGCCGTTCTGTGCGGGGGTCGCCGTGACGGCGAAGCCGCAGACGGCCTTGGCGCCCGTGTTGTCGACGGACCACTCGTCGTTGAAGCCGGTGACCTTGACGGGCCAGACCTCGTTGCGCTTGGTCGGTGCGGCGCCGTAGGGGCGGAGCAGGATGAAGCCCGCTGTGCCCTTGGCGAGGGCGATACGGATGGTGTGCACCGAGTTGTCGTCGTTGAAGGTCAGCGACGAGTCGGCCACGGTGTCCTCGCCCGTGATCTGCGGCGTGAAGATGTCAGCGAGGTTGGGCAGAGCGATCGGTGCGTTGGTGAGTTGGAAGCCACCGATCGCAGCGATACCGGGGGTCAGTTCGGTACCTGCGGCGACCTCGATGTCGGTGACGGCTGACAGCGAGGCGACGGCGGGGAGGAAGTCGATGAGGCTCACGCCTCGGCGGAAGAACTTGGCCATGGTGGGTGTGTGCTCCTGTTTCGGGGGGTAGCCCTAGTGGGCTAGAGGGTGGCCTTGATGGCTGCGGCGAGTTCGGCCTGCTCGTCGTCTTCGAACTGCGAGGCGTCGACGCCTCGGTCGTAGGCGATCTGCGTGAGGCTGCCGCCGGAGGCGACGATCTCGTCGATCTTGGCGGCGGTGAGGCCCTGTTGGGTCTCCTGGCGCTGGGCCACGCCGTACTCGAAGTCACGCACCTCGTCGGGGGTGGCTTCACGCCAGCCCTTGGGGGCGTAGATCTCTCGCAGCGCCTGGGGCGTCACGGGACCTCCGAGGGTCTCCACGTCGTCCTTCTTGATGAACACGAACTCTGCCATCTGGCCTCCGTTGTTTAGAGCACTGCCACGTGTAGGCGGTAACGCTCGGGGATGTTGTACACTCGGTTGGGGGCTACACCCTCCGGGATGACGCCTGGCGTCGATCCCTCCGGCTCTCGTCCTGTGACCGTCATCCCAGCCGGATCGGGGAAGGCCACTTGGAAACCTCCGGCTGCCAGCCTCGAAAGGACGGTGAGCCGTGCTCGATCTGCAATCCACTGCGCTTGGTTTCGCTTGCGTCCGACCGAGGTGACTTGGAACACGACCTCGGCTTCGGATTCGGGCGCCCACAGCGACGCACCTTCGAACTGTCCACCGTCGATAGTGTACACGACGGCATAGCCGATGTCCAGGTCCGCACCGGGCGGCGCTTCGTGGTCTCCGACCAGTCGGGGGGTGCTGGGGGCGGAGATCCCGGTCTGGATGAAGGTGATGAAAGCGTCAGTGACGAGTTCGAGCCCTACGACGGCAGAGCGGGCGGGGGCCATCAGATGGTCCTCACTCGGGTGGTCACGGCCTGAACGAGTTGCGGTTCGATCTCGTTGAAGGCGGGGCCGACGTGGGGGTAGGGCGGCTGGTCGTAGACCCGTCCGAGCGAGTCGGTTCCTGTGAACCCGAACTCGAGCCTGCGGCCTTGGGGCTCGTTGGTGCCGTTGACGGAGTAGGCGGTACCGGCTTGCTGGTAGAAGCGGTGGGTCCAGGAGCGGCGGTAGTCGCCGGTAGGTGCGTTGGGGCCAGGGCGTCCGCTGGCCTTGGCCTTGATGCGGGTGTTGAGCAGCATCCCCCAGTGACGTACGAGCGCTGAGACTTCCCGTTCGATGACGGCGGCTCGCCCGGTGGTGGCTCGGATCAGGCCTCGGTCTCCGAACACCATGGCTCCGAGGTTCATGGCCGCAACTCCACCAGGTACTTGCGGGAGACGGTGAAGGTGCTGAAGCGGGGCTCCCTCACTCGAAACACCTTGTCCACGAGTTCAGGGTCTCGGCGGCTGCTCACGATGGTGAGCACGGCGCCTTCGGGGAGCACGGGGGAGTCGACGGGCAACGAGGCTTTGTAGAACTGGGTGGTCTGCTGGTCGCCGCCTTCGGTAACCAGCGAGGCGATGTCGGACTGGGAGGCGGGGGAGACCTTGCACTTGCCGCCTGTCTCGTCGGTGTCGGCCAGGCTGCGGCCTGCGGTGCCTACGGTGTCCTTGTTGTAGATGGTGCTGGAGTCGCTGCCGGGGTGGGCGACTGCGCCGGTCGTCCGGTTGAGGGTGTCGTCCCGCTCGCCTTCGGCGTCGTAGGTGACGATGCAGGCGTCGTCCATGAGCGCTTCGATCTTGGCCACAGCGGTGGACAGGTTGGGGCCGGTGGCGCTACTCACGGCGGATCCACTTCTTCATCACGGCGATGCAGGCTTCGCCGGTCGTGGTCTCGCTGAAGGCGCCGAACTCTCCGAGGATGGCTTGCTCGAGTTCGGCGGGGTCGAGCGCTGAGAAAAACTCGTCCAGCACTTCGAGTGCGTCAGCGGGGACGGGTACTTGCTGGATAACCACGCCTTCGCCTTGGATCTCACCTTCGCCCATCAGTTCGAGGTAGAGGTGGGGGACGTCTCCGGGCTTCCAGTCGAACGAGGCTCGGGTGAGCGGGGGGACCTGCTCGCCGTCGACGGTGACGACGGGCCGCAGGGGGTCGCTGCAGTCGACTTGGAATCGGGAGAGTCCCATCCGGGAGAGTCTAGCAGGTGGTCTTGGCAGCAAGAAGCCCCGTCTGCGTGAGACGGGGCTTCTTCGCTATGGCTGGGTGTCCCGTAGTTCCGGTCCGGGCTGACGGTTCGCTCCGCTGGTGGGTGTTGCGTAATGCAGCGGGCGCCTGCCGGTGGGGTCACGGGGCTTTCCCAAGCCTCGCCCCCTGGGTCTACACGGCTCCCCCTGGGTCTGTGGTGGGTGGTCTCATGGTGGCCACCTAACCACCGCCGTTCGAGTCCGTCAAGGCCTGGGCTTCGCTGGCTTCGATGAGGTCACGGTCCGACTTACGGAGCGCTTCGAAGTCGGGGGCGTCTGCGATCGCTTCTGCAAACGCTTGACGCTCTCGGGGTCCGAGGTCGGCTAGCGGTGGGCTCATGAGAGCCCGTGCCGCTCGCCTGCTGAGTTCGACGTCCATCACACCTCCACGATCGTGGCCTTACGGGGCCTCTTGTAGAATCCGAACAGCGGGTCGTCGTCGCTGGGTTCGACGGCGGCCAGGAAGGTCACCCGATCGCCCTGCTCCACGTTGAGGCTGCTGGGCACTGAGCCCCACACCTTGAAGCCACGATCCTCGAGCACCAGCATTTTGAGGGTGGAGCCGTAGCCGTTGTCGACCCACTTGGTGGTGGCGACCTCGCCGGTCAGGATCTCGGTGCCAGTCGGCACGGGCGTGGCCTGCGCCACCCGTTTTGCCTCGGCGGCTTCACGGGCCTTGCGCTCCTTGATCTCGGTGGGGGCCTGCAGCAGGACCTCGACCTGGCGGTCGGTGAGCGAGCCGTAGGCGTCAAGTCCACGGGCGAGGTCGGCCACGAAGTCGTCGTTCTTGGCGTGGCGCTTGAGGATCTTAGCGGCTTCGGGGTTGGCGGCGAGCCACTGGGTCTTCTCGGTCTTGGCTTGGGCTGCCTTGCGGGCGGCTGCCTGCTCACGGCGGGCGTCGGCCTTGGCGGTCCGCTCGTCTCGGTGGGCGACGATCTGCTCGTCGGTCCAGTCGGCCGGGTACGAGAAGGTCTTGAAGCCTCCGGGCTCGGCGCAGTTGCCGCCGCAGCGGAAGCAGGTGAAGCCTGGCCAGTGGGCGGAGCCTCCGGCGCCGCCGCAGCGGCTGCAGGGTCCAGCGACCTGGACGAATCCGGGCTTGGTGAGGTTGGTCGAGCGGTGCTCGCTGTGGGTGGTGGTGGTCTCCATGGACCCCATTAAACCACACCCTTGACGCCGTGTCAAGTCGACACCGGGATGGCTCGCTGGACGTCCGCCTTCGAAACCCGAGTGGCCGTCCGGTTCAGGACCACCATATAGCCTCGTTGTGAAACGTCGATGGCGTCGTAGCCTAAAGCGGTGGCGAATCGCCCTGCGTCGCCCATGTTCGCCAGTTCACCAGCGTCGAACTGCCCTATGAAGGCGGGCTCGTTTTGAAGACGCAAGAGATCGTCGTACTCGATCACCCTAGCGTCAGCCTTTAGCGTCATCCGCACCATCTCGCCACCGGAGGCGTAGCCGCTGGCAGTGGTTCTGGCTCCTTCACCGTAGGCAGAGTAGGTGCCGTTACCGTAGACGCCGAGCCCAGCGAAGAAGTCACCGTCTCGGTAGTGGTCACTAAAGGCTCGTCCATCCTCAGTGTCATAGACCACCTCAGTGACGTTAAGATCACGACTAGCGGCTCGAGTAGGGGTGTACATCCCTCGATAGAGTTCGATCTCACCTGCGTTGACGTACTCGCTCAGCACGTCGTCATCAACAACGTGCGGTAGACCGTCGTAACCTTGGATCTTGTTGAGTTCTCGCAGGAAGGGGTCACCTTCGTAATCGCCTCCGCTACGCTTCCCTACGTAACCTGAACGGTAACTGGCAGGCAGCGCCTCAACGGTTGACTTCACGGCGTCAGCGCTGTCGAAGCCGGGGGCTCGCACGGTGGCGTTCTCAGTCGAGGCCGCCTTCTTGCGGGCGATGCGCTGGCCGGTCTTCGCAGGGCCAGACGCCAGGCGGGCTGCCCTCTTCTGGACTCTCGCCGCAGGCACACGAGCCGCACGGCGTGTCGACGTCTGGCGGTTACGAAGAGCCCTCCGGTCCTGCCTCGCCTGACGAGCCTGATCCTGCACCCGCTGCGCCGCCATCTGACCCGAAGTGACCGAACCCTGGCCATCGCTCGCTGGCGCCACGGCGCCGAGATCGGGCCGAGGACCGAACGCCCTGCGACAGTTCGGATGCGAGATCGGGAACGCCAACGCCTCCTGATGCGTCACGATCTTGCCTGCTGCCTGCTCGCCGGAGTCGTGTGCCGACCAGCCACAATCCGGGCCGTCGAAGCACTCCCAAAACTCGCAGCCGTGTTGGGCTGCTCCGTTGAGCACACCGTAGTTGTAGGCCTTGGCGGTGGTGGTGCGGGCCACCATCTCGCCGTATTCGCCCAGGCCGTGTCGAGCCCCGTTGCGGTAGGTCACCGCAGCGATCCCCTGCTTAGCGATGAGGCTCGCCATCTCCCGCCCTGCCTGGACGGCGGTGCGCCCCTCGATGGCTTTCTGCAGCGCCTCGGACTGGGCTACGGCCCGGATCAGGCTCTTGGTCGTGTCGGTGACGTGGGTGGTGGCTTGCAGCAGTTCTTGGAACATCGTACCGGCGAGTTCTTCGACGGCTTCCTGTGAGATGGCGGTCCACAGGAACTCGCCGCCCATCCCGGTGGCGCCGACTGTGCCGCCTGCTGCGTAGGCTCGAGGGAGCGAGTCTTGGATCCAGCGGGCGGTGCCGGTCTGGATCTCGTCCATCGTGTCCTCGATGGTTTGCAGCATCTCGACTAGGCGTCGTGCCTTGGTCGCCTGTAGCGGCTGGTCGATCAGCGCTTGCTGCTGCGCCTCTACCCTCGCCCACGCCTTGCGGTAGACGTCGATGATCGGCTGTTCGGCCGCTTGCACGGCGGGGACGGGGGGCACGCCCCGAACCTACCGGATCTTGCGGGGCGGAGGCGGGATGATCCGAGTCTGCAAACCGCCGGTGGTGCCGCCCAGCCCAGCGATCTGCGCCTGCAACGCCTTGAGCGACTCGGCGTTGCGACTCTCGCCGTACTCACCAGGAACAGTGAAGGCGTCGGGGTTGCGGAGCCGCTCCGCCAGTCGGATCTCCAACACCTCGAGCACGATGGCGTCGACGTCATCGTCGAGCCGAACCGCCATCGTGTCGAGGGTAGCGTCGTCGGGGTCGTTGCCGATCTGTCGGCGTGCCTCGATCCGCTGGTCGGAGGTGAGAGCCACGGCCTAGATGCCGTCGACGTTGGTGTCGCCGCTGGTGGGGGGCGGAGCGTCGTCCGGGTTGACGCCCTCGGCGTCGAGCGCAGCGAGCGCCTCGTCGACCGTCTCGGCTTCGACGCCGTAGCGGCGGGCGAGCCCGAGCAGTTGCTCGTCGGTGCGCTCCGAGAACGGGCCGGTGCCGAACTCGTCGCTCTTCGGGACCTTGCGCCCTCGGGACTTCGGCTTGCCCTCGGCGGTCTCACCCCAGGCCATCGGGTTGGTGATCTCCTTCGCCACGGAGGCGGGGGGGATCGTACCGGCTGCGTACGTCTTGTACTGGTCGGTCTCGGGGTCTCGGACCATCACGGTCTTGGCGAGGCGCTTGGCCATGGGGTGCCTTCTCTCTCTTGGTGGGGTTGCTGCAGGAGCGGCGAGCCTCTCCCCGAGACTCGCCGCTCCAGAAGGTGCTACGCCGCCTGGACCGTGGCCCGGAGGGTGAAGTCCGGGTTGACGATCACGGGCAGGGAGATCGCACAGGCCTTGGTCCAGGTGGCCACCGGGTCGAACGTCTTGGAGACGACCGACACGAGGCCTGGGGCCTGGTCTGTGCTGATCTGCTGCGCCCCTGCGAGTTCCAGGGCCTCAGCCGTGGTCCCGAAGAGGGTGCGCCCGAGCGGCTCGCTGGCCGGGGGCAGGTACAGCATCTCGTTGTTCGGGGTGACCCGACGCTGGACACCCGACACCCGGACCTTAGCGTTGTACTTGACCAGCGGGGGCAGGTCGTACGTCGCTCGGATCTGGTTGAGACCGTTCAGGTTGAGGAACGCCGGGGTGATCCCGTTCTGAGCGGCCATGCTGCGGTACTGGGTGTTGAGCAGCAGGTTGTTGACGATGGCGGTCGACACGAGGGCCAGGGCGGGGGTGAACCCGTTGGTGTCCTCGTACTGCGCCACCCAGGCCTGCTCTTCCTGGATCGGGACCGAGGCGCCGGTGTTGCTGAACAGGGCGCCCTGGGGCACCACGTCGTGCAGCGCCGAACGGTGGAACGGGATGTCCTGGTCCACGCCGTTCTCATCGATGCTGATGGAGGCGTTGAACAGCGCCTCCGCACGGAAGAGTTCGACACGGATCACGACGGCCCTGGCCATCTTGGCGGCATCTGCGAAGATGGCCTCGATGATGGCCTGGTTGTTGCCTCGCTCGAGCGCCCGACGACGGAGGCGCTCTTCCTCACCGAGGCGGATCTTCTTGGAGATCGGCGGGAGTTCGCCGAACATCCGCTCGAGGCCTTGCCGGTTGCCGATGGGGGACTCGGTGTCCCACGCTCGGACGAACGCAGCATCCTCGTCCTGCAGGCCGCCCTTGGTGACCTTGTACTCGATGTCGTCGATGTTGTCGTTGGGCAGGAACTGCGACAGGATGAACTGGTTGCGGTCCTGCTCTTCCTGCACGGAGCGCACGAACCCTTGGAGTTCCTGGGGATCAGCCAGATCGTAGATCAGCATGGTCTAGCCGTCCCTTCAGACGTAGTGGATGTGCTTGAGGTCGGCCTTGGCGCCGGTGGTCAGCCCGTGGTTCGTGGGCAGGTTCGCCTCGATGACCTCGCCGTGCCAGTACAGCGCAGCGGAGGTCCGGTCCACGAGGGCGGAGGTGGTGCCACCGAGGTCGGTGGTGGTGAACAGGTGGCCCTTGGCCGTCTCGGTGTCGGTGCCACCGGGGACGGTGACGGCGACCACGACGGTTCCGGTGCCACCCGTGGGGGTGGTGGTGAACGCCGTGATGTCCTCGTCGGCGAAGTCGCCTTGCGCTTGGAGGGTCATGGCGATCGGGCCGGTCGTGCCGGAGACCAGCACGTTGCCTGCGCCGACGAGCCCGTCGACGGCGGTCTGCACCTGAGCGACGGATGCGTCGTCGTCCAGCGAGGCGCTGTCTTCCCCACCCCAGTGCAGCACCCAGGACGTGAGTCCCGAGCCGCCTTCGGTGAGGGTGACCGTCTCGTCGGCGGCGACTCCGGCGAACGGCCGGTACAGGCCCGAGGCGTGCTCGTAGAGCACGACCCCGGACGGGACGATGCCCGTGGGGAACAGCGACAGGAAGGCGTCGCCGTCCAGGGTGATCGGGTTGCACTCGGACGTGCCGTGTGCGGACCCGAGCCAGGTCTGATCCTCGGACGGCGTGAACGCCTCGGATCGGGTTGCGAGGTTCATGCCCATGGGCAGTCGGCTCCTTGGTAGTAGGGGGGTTTATTGCTGGTTGTTGGCTGACTCGAGGACTGCGTAGCCCTTGGCGCCGCCTGTGGCTTCTGCACGCTTCTTGCCACGTTCGAAGGCGCCTTCGGCTCCGGTCTTCTTGGGTGGGGTCCCTGCCGGGTCCCCGTTGGGCGGCGGAGTGCCTCCGCCCGCTTCTCCCTCCGTGCTACCGAACAGCAATGGCATCTCCTTCTTGAGGGTCGCCACAGCGGCCTTGATCGCTTCGGCGTCTGCTCCCACTTCGACGTCGACGAGGCGGGCGATGCGCCCGATCGTGACGTCCACCACATCGTCGGCCAGGGCCTTGCCCTTGTCGTCCATGAGGTTGAGATGCGGGAGCAGTGCTCGTTCGATCTTGGCAGCGTGGCGCTCCTGCTCGGCTTCGGTCTTGGTCGTCGCAGCGTTGGCTGCTTCGGCGTCGGCCTTCTCCCGAGCGAGTTGCGCTTCGCTCTTGTCCTTGTCTTCTGTCGCCTTGGCGGCTGCGATGAGCCGCTTGGCTTCCTCCAGGGGGACGCCGAGGTCCTTGGCGATGGCTTCGGTGGTGGAACGCTTGGTGTCGTTGACTCGCTCTCGCATGCGCTGATCGAACTGCGCCTGCGTGAGGTTGCCCTTGCCACCTTCGTTCCCGCTGCCTTCGCCGGTTCCTTCGTCCCCACCTGCCGGTGGAGTTCCGGTACCGCCCTCACCTGTGCCACCCTCTCCGCCCGAGCCCCCGCCTGAGCCTCCGCCTCCGTCGCCCTCGCCGTTGAGCGAGAACAGGTGGTCGTAGGTGGGCTGGTGAAGGATCGAACGAAACATCGGTGGCTCCTAAGTGGGGTATTCCCCGGCTTTGAGGTGACCGGTCCCTTTCCCTGGTGTCTGGTCCAGGTCCCAATAGCGGGGGAGTCTAGCAGGGCTTGCGCCACGGTGCTAGGCCAACCCCGGTCAGACTACTTCGGTCCAGCCTTCGTCTGACCACACCTGGTCGAACGCTGCTTGGGTGACGAGTTGCGGGTCTTCGATGTCGGCGTGCTCGATGAGTACCCAGCCGTGGCGTACGACGAGCAGCGGGGGTGGCCGGTAGGGTTCGAGCAGGTCACCGCCGTACACGAGTTGGATCCAGCCTTCGGGTTGCCACACCTCGTCGTAGGCTTGTTTGGTGACGAGGGCGTCGTTGGCGATGCTGAAGTGCCGCATGGCGACCCAGCCTCGGCGTACGTGGTAGGCGAGGATGACGAACTCGGTGCTCCATAGCAGCACGAGCGTGTCGGAGGCGTGCGCTAGCACGGACCATCGCAGGTCGAGGGTGTCGAGCAGGTGGGCTCGGACGTCCCACCGCAGGTCCAGCGTGTTGCCGACTGGGTTGCCGAACAGGACTTGCCAGCGTAGGTCGAGGCTGTCGCCTACGTTGGCCTGGATGGCCCATCTGAGGTCGAGGGTGTCGACCAGGGTGGTCATGACGCCCCATCTGAGGTCGAGTGTGTCAGCGAGCGGCGCCCGGATCGACCATCTGAGGTCGAGGGTGTCGGCTAGAGCGGCGAGCACGGACCATCGCAGGTCGAGGGTGTCAGCCAGCGTCTTGAGCACACCCCAGCGGATGTCCAGCGTGTCGGCCACCTTGCTACGGATGGACCACCGCAGGTCCAGTGTGTCGCCTACGGCGGTCAGGCCGACCACGTGGGTGACCACGAGTTTCGGATCCTGTCCGGTGCCGGAGGCTTCGGACGCCCAGAAGGCCACGTAGTCGAACTGGAAGGAGCCGGGGATCGGGGTGCCTGCCTCTTGCGATGAGGACCACAGGATCACCTGGGTGTAGCCGGTGGCGTCCACGATCGACTTGACTTCTGGTCCAGTGTTGGTGAAGGCGTTGTACCCGGAGGTGGTCATCCCGGAGGTGTTGAACGAGGCGAGTTTGGTTAGTCCGCTTAGGCTCGCTCCCGCTACAGCGTCGGCAGCGTCGGCGCTAGTGCGCCAGGTCCGCTGGGCGATGTGGATGTTGAAGTGGCCGTTGGTGGGTGGCCCAGCGTAGTTGCCGCTCAGCGAGATTACGCCGTCGTTTTTGAGGTCCGTGTCGGGAATAGCGCTGGTGTCCCACGAGATCAGCCCCTGCCTGCAGTAGTAAGACGCCGAGTCGTTCCACTGGCCGATCTGCAGGTCGTTGAACCCACCAGTCGCCCCAGCGTTGGTGAAGTTCATCGACCGGGCGTTGGCGTAGGTCGGGCCAGACGTCTGGACGTACCCGTCGCTGTCGGGGTAGAACGTAGAGACGGTCACTTCGGGGTCTCCAGGACCTGCTCGAACAGCAGCGCCAGCGGGTCAGCAATGTTGAGCGGGTTGGTGATGGTCCGGTGCGGGTCAACGTCTACCGGCTCGTCGTTGCGGGTAAGTGTGATCCCCCGGATGTCGACGACTTCGGATCCCATCGGGGTTAGCAGCCGGTGCGCACGCCCGGTGGTCAGGACGTACTCGCCGCTGGTGTAGGTCTTCTCATACAGCGCCTTGACCCAGCGCTTGGCGCACTTGTGGGAATCGAAGTAGCGGCGTTTGGGCACGGCGGGTGCCCTCCTAGGCGGCGGTGTCGCCCTCGGTCGAGAGCACCGCACCGTCCAGGTCCAACGCAGCGGAGTTGGCGGCCGTACGACGCACCCACACAGCGAACACCGAACCTGCGGGGACGTCAGCAGGGGCCAGGCCCGTGCCCTTGGTGGTCGGGCTCGAGAACGTCACGCTGGTGGGGGCAGTGTTCTCGTTGGCGATGGTGGCGGCCTGTGCCGAGGCGGAGCCCTTGGCGCTGACGCCTACCGGGTCGAGCCCGATGGCGATGGCGGCTCCGCCTGCGGTCTCACTCGAGATCCACACCTTGGGGGAGAACCAGGTGAGGGTGGCGTGGTCGTTGTGCACGAAGAAGCAGCGGTACTCGGCCTCGGAGGCGGCGTTCTCGTCGCCGGTCACGACGTCGAACAGGGCGTGCAGGGAGGCGGCCGTGATCTCGGTGGTGGAAATCTGGTCACCTAGCGAGGTGGCAGCCGCACCGCCAGTCGTGTTGCCTGCGGCAGCGACGATGGAGTGCTTGTACTTGATGTCGGTTGCGGTGATGGCCACTAGGCCTGGTCCCCCTGCTCTTGAGCCTGCTGCGCTCGCAGTTCGGCTTGGCGATCGGTCTTGGCCTGCAGGGCGAGGCGCTCACCTTCGGCGTGTTCGTCCCAGTGCTCCTGCATCCGGGCCTCGGCGTCACCCTCGGTGGCGTGACCTCGGGTGGTGAAGTGGTCGCAGCCGTTGCGGGGACAGGTGGCGTCCCACAGGCCGTTGGGCTGCTTGGTGGCGGTCTTGGCCATCAGCGGGTGGCTCCGTTCTGTTCGGGTACGGGCGTAGGCGGCACGACTTCGCCGGGTTGGGGTGGGGCGACGGGCACGCCGGGGGGTGGGACGATCACGGGGGTCCCGCCTGCGTCCAGCCCAACCCCACGGTCGACCGGCTCAGGCGGGACCTCCCGACTCAGGAACTCAGCGACTGCCTCTTCGTCGCCCAAGGCCTCGAGCAGCGCAACCGCTGCTTCGAATGCCCGTTCCTCGATCTTGCGCACCTCTTCGGCGGCGTCTTCGATGGGGAGCCCTGCGTTGATGAGGATCTGCACAGCAGTCTCGAGCGAGACGGCAGGCAGCGGCTTGGTCGACAGCAAGGTCTTGACCATCTCGATGGCGGCGTTTTCGTCGCTGGGCAGGAACGATCCGAGTTCGAGGGTGGTGGGCTGCCACTCGGCGGGGACGCCCTCGGCCTTGCTCTGCTTGGAGATCCGCCATACCATCTTGAATAGCAGCGGGTACTTCTCTTCCCGGACCAGCCGCATCTCGTGGATCATGGCGCTGAGCGGCCCGAACGTGAGTTGCAGGTGGATGCCGCTCTTGATGTCCTTCTGGTCTTGACGGCCGAGCACCGAGCCGGGGAGTCGGGCGTTGACGGACAGCCGGTCGAGCAGGTGGTCGGTGTAGCCGATCAGGGCGGTGAGGGACTTGCTGGTGTCGAGCGTGTCCATCTTGCCGTCGCCGGTCTCGATGACTTCGCCGGGTTGGTAGGTGAGGCGCTTGGGGGTTCCGTCGGCTTCGTTGCCGAGGCTGGCGCCACCGATGGTGATCACGGGATTCCCGGTGGTGGCGGAGGCGGCTTGCAGGTCGGTGTCGGTGTTGGCGAGGTCGTCGAGGATCTGCATGCAGGCGGCGATGCTCGAGCGGCCGTAGTGGTTCAGCAGCGAGATGGTGTTGGGCTCGTGGATCACCGGGATGAAGTCGATCTTCAGGTCGATGTTGTGCCACTCGAAGACGCCTTCGGGGGTCTGGTAATCGGCCCACTTGACGTTGGCCTCGGTCAGAGCCTCGATGTTCTCGGGGGAGCCGAGGTCAAGGGTGAAGGTGCCGTCGCTCATGAGGCAGGTCTTGGTGGCGGGCCGGTCCTGGTAGGCGGGGTTCCAGGGCTGGGCGCTGTCGACCAGTTCCCAGGTGAGGCGCCGGATCCGCACCTTGTCCTTGTCGGGTCCGGTGCTGGGGGCTTCGAGTTCCCAAGCAATGTGGACTTTCTCGGGGAAGTCGTCTTCGTTGCCGTCGCCTAGGACGGGGAAGTAGAAGCCGGGGTCCCAGCAGCGCAGCCTGACTCGCTGCTTGTCGCTGGACCAGCCGACTGAGTAGCAGCCGTCGCCTAGGCCGACGCTGTTGCGCTCGGTCTCGATGACCTTGAGCGGGAACCGTTCGCTGTCGCCCCAGTCTCGGATCCACTCCTGGAAGGCCCAGGCGGCTTCGACCTCAGGGTCGGGCTCGTCGGGCTCGTCGGGCTCTGCCGGTTCGACGTCAGGGTCGTCGGGGTCGACGTCGGCGGTCTCTTCGTCTTCCTGGTTGGGATCGAACTCGTCGGCTCGTTCGGTGACGATCTGCTGCGTCTCGCCCAGCAGAGCCGAAAGCACTTGGTCTCGGATCAGCGCAGCGTCGCCGTACTCCCGATGCTGTTCCCTCACGGCCTCGTTGGGGTCGGTGAGGAAGTGCCTACCTGCGTTGTCGATGAAGGCTTGCAGCATCTGGTAGGCCATGAGCCGTCGTGCGTGGTGTCCGGTCCAGACGGGGAGTCCCCAGGTGGTGCCGGGGGTTTCTCGGTTGCCGAGTACACGCTTGAAGGCTAGTGGGGTCCAGGCGTCGAAGAGGGGGGCGTCGCTGGTGGCCATGGTAGGCGGGAGTCTAGCAGCCACCTGCGCCACCTGGCTAGGACCATGGCGGAGGTCCTTGGTTCGGGTACCCGTGTCCGTCGATGTGATAGTGGCGGGTTACGTCGTCGATGTCGAAGGAGCCTGCTGTGCCTCGGGCTCGGATGGTGACGCCATTCTCAAAGCGGATGTAGGCTTGGCGTTCGTCTCGGTTGCCGTGTCCGCAGCAGGCGAAGGCGACGCCGGGGAGTTGGCCGAGACAAGGGTCGGGTTGGCCTCGGGTGACGGTCATGCCGCATTCGTCACAGCGACGCTGACTCACGGCTTCACCCTTCCAGTGATGACGTAGTGGGGTGGTATGGACCTGAGTCCTGGCACGAGTCGGATTCCTGTCTCGATGTCGACGCCTGCTCGTCGTGCTGCGTTGTGGACTCGGCTACGGGCTCGGTTTTTACTGCGACTAAACGGTTCGGGTTCGCCATAGCGGTCGGCTGGGTTGACAACACATTCGGTGTAGCCGTGATCGAGCAGTTCTTGGATCATGCGTCGGGTGTAGTGGGCGATCACGCCTTGGCCTCACACTTCGGGCAGGTCTGCTCCCAGGCGGCGGCTTCGATGGTGGACCAGGAGCGCTTGGGTTTGAAGCCGCACTTGGCCTTGGTGGAGAGGCGCTGCCATTCAGGCTCGTCGCCTTCTGCGATGGCGACTAGGTGGGCTAGTCCTCGGACGTGGCCGCTGGAGGCTCGACGTCGAACGACTCGGGGGGCGCTCATGCGGCGAACTCCTTGTAGGTGATGCCATAGGCAGCCTTGGTGACGTTGGTGCGCTTCACTCCGCAGGAGACCTCGAGGGCGGCCGTCGCCTTGCTCCACTCTTCGTAGGTCATCGTGCTGTTGGCGGGGTCGCTGGGGATGAAGGCGGCGAGCAGGCGGTCCATCTCGCTGCTCCAGTGCGCCTCGATGGCGTCCAGGCTGGCCTGGACCCAAGCGGCGTAGATCTCGACGATCTTCAGGCCTTCGTGCGGGCGCTGGGTGCCGTAAGCGGTGGCTCGCTGGAAGCCGATGCGGGCGGTGTGGAAACCTTCGTGGTTCATGGTGTACTGGGTCTTGCCGTCTTGGCTGCGCATGGTCTCGGTGCGGCAGCGGCGGAAGCACTCGTCCAGGGTCTCGATCTTGCGGTCGGGGCCGTAAACATCGTCGAGGTCGGTGGCCGTGACGGGGGCGGTGAGGTGGATGGTCTCCATACCCCTATTAAAACACACCCCTTGACTGAGAGTCAAGTGTCGTCTTGCCAGGCGTCCCGGAGATCCACCTCCGTGGCCAGCACAACGGCTTGGAGCATGCCGAGCATCTGCCAGGCCGACATCGGCTTCGAAGAACTGAGCCCCAGCCGCCGAACCCCCGCTCCGTCGATCACCTCCACGATCACGATAGCCGACGCCACCAGGTCGTCTTGCTCCGGCGCCGGGTGTAGTTCCAGCCCGAACAGCGTGAACTCAGCCACGGGGTGACCCTAGGCCGTCGCACTCCGGGCAACGCTTCCTGCCGTAGACCATCTCGGCTCTGCCACACTGCGGATCCACGTCCCAACGCAGGTCGCCGTGGTGGTGGCTTGTGTCTCGGCAGTCGTACCACCGGTTCGACAGATCCTCGATCACACCTAGGCCGCCGCAGGATTGGCACAGCAGGTCGAACAGGTCGAGGCGTCGCTGCTCAGCGAGTGCGCCACCGATGGCTTCGGCTTCGGCTTCGGAGACCGGACGCAGTAGGGCGTCCACGAGCGCTCGCATCAACAGCATCAGTCGCTAACCCAGTCGGGCAGATCGGGGATGGGAACGAACTGGCTCGCTAGCGGGTGAGTGGAGTCGTTCAAGAACTGAAACACCCCCGCCTCCAAGAACGAGTGGCAGATGTTCGGTGAACCCTTGCCCGTCAGGATCGAGGGGGAGAGCGTCGGCGCCTCGAGGTTCCCATCCCAGTCCCACGACGGAGACTTGACCTGGGTGTTCACTGGGAGCATGTGGAGTCCCGATCCTCCACCCATGGCCTTACACCCTGGACACACGAACATCAGGTAGTCATAGGTCACGCCGTGGTCATCGACACCCCGCAGCATCGCTTTCATCATCGCCTGCCCTTCAGCCGTTGGTCATCCATCTTACCCGCCGAACGCTTCCCTACCGCTCCGAGCATCAGCGAGTGGAACCCCCACACCATAGCATCCAGCATGTTCGGGCTGGGCTCGCCAGTAGAGAACGACGTGAGGGTGAGTTCGTCTTCGAGCGCCTCCTGGTAGCCCACGATCCGACCCCGCACCATCGGATTCGTATCAGCATTGAACTCGAACAACACAGCGACCGGTTCGGCTCGGGTGACCTTGTTGTCGCTAGCCCACACGACCTCGATGTTGGCGTAGGGGTCGATCATGCGGAACACCTCGAGCAGCCACTTGCCGCCGTGGTTCTTCTCGATCACGATCGCATCGGCCCGGACTCTAGCGGCGAGCCGCAGCGTCATCACGGCCAACGTCTTGGTGCTGAGGTTCTTCCACTCATAGGAGTCTTCGGTGTAGCCCACTCCGTCTGCGCCCCGTGCACACACGGCCACGCCGTAGGCGTCTCCGCCCTCATCCCCATCGGACGGGTCAACCGAGACCACCCGGCGCACCACCTGGACCTTCTTACGGTACAGCGCTGGGTCGATCCGGCCGAGGTCGAGCCATTCGGCGTTCCACAGGGCGCCTTCCACAGCGTCAATAGCGTCCCAGTCTCCGAACTCGAGCGCACGGCGCAGACCCCGCTTGCTTTGCGCCCGGAGGCGGGACAAGTAGCCGGGGTCTCGCTTGAGCAGGGCGGGGTTGTCGGTGTAGACGGCGGGGACGAACACCCGACGTAGCGGCGGTGCGTCTTCGGTGTGGATCTGCGGGTCGAACCGGGGACGCCAGATCTCCATCGGTGCGGGCTTGTTGGCCTTGCGCTCGAGGTCTTCGGTTTCAGGCTTGACGAACCGGCGCTTCACCCACTTGTGCCCGACGCCTCCGGGGTTGGTGGTGGCGACAGCGAAGGGTCGCACTCCGTCGACGGGGGCTCGCAGGCGAGTGAGCAGGTACTCGTATTGCGACTGCAGGAACTCGGTGAGTTCCTCGAACCCGATGAAGCCGTATTCGGCGCCCTGGAAGTCGTGGACGGTGGTGGTGTACTGCAGGCTGGAGATCTCGAGCACCGAGCCGTTGGGCCAGGTGAAGGTGTGCTTATTCTCGTTGTATTTGGCTCGACCGGCGAGGATGACCTGAAGGCGGGGGACGATGGTGCGGTCGGCGGAGGGCAACACCCTACGGAAGATGACGCCTCGGTTCCCGGCGTGGGCTTCCATCTCTCCGATGGCGATCCGCATGAGCCACTCGGTCTTGCCGGGGCCTGCGGCTCCGCCGAACAACAATTCGTCGGCTTGGTGAGCCAGGTCGGTGGCGAGTTGCTGTTTGGGCCAGGGGGTCCAAGAGACGGTTTGGGTCTTGGCGAGGTCGGGGTCGAGGGTGAACGCTGCTGTGCGGAGCCAGGCGGTGTCGGCGTCTTCGTAGGAGAACAGCAGGTTCGAGGCAGCCATCAGCGATGTGTCTTGGCAGCGGTCAGGTTGTAGACACAAGCGTTGCTCATGACCCGCTGGACTCGAGGCAGGGCCTCCCGGTTAGTGACCCCCACCTTGATGGCGAACCACTGGACGCTCGGGTTCGACTCACCACCAGGGAGGCGGCAGTGTCTGCACACGTGGGTCACGCCCATGAGCGGTCCAGCCTCTCCTTGCAGCGGGTGCACAGCAGGTGGCGGCCTGCCCAGTGCCAGCACAGGACGCACTGGCGGCGTCTCCACCAGCGTCTCATTGCGCCACTCCGGGGAGGGCGACCATGAGGGCGGCGGCGTGTTTCTTGACTTCTAGGATCTTGGCGGGCTTGAGCCCTGCCTTCTCGAGCGAGGCTTCGAGGATGGTGGCGAGCATGAGGCCTTGCTGTTCGGCCAGTCGGACTCGCTTCTCGGCCAGGCCTGCGCCGATGCATAGGGCGGCGGTTTTGGCCATGCGGTCTCGTTCGGCGCCGTAGGATTCTTCGACGGCGAGGGCGACTTCGACGGGGAGGTCGTCTCGTAGGAGCAGGTCCTGCCAGTAGGCGACGGCTCCGGCTCCGAGTCTGACGGCCCACAGCAGGGCGTCGACGGGGTTCATATCGACCTCACCGCCGAGTTTCCGTGCGTGGTCGATGGCGGCTTCTTTGTGGGCGCTCAGGCTGACGCTGGGGGTGGAACCCATGTGGTATTTGCAGGGGCCGTAGCCGAGGTGGTCGGTTCCCCATCCGGCTTGGTACTTACAGCGCTTGCCTTTACGGACGACGTTGCACTTGCCTTCGACTTCGGGGGCGATGTTGGTGGTGTCTTGGCCTGTGATGTCGATGACGTCACCCATGGCGAGCAGCCCCATTCTTGATCGAGAATCCACAGTTCGGGTACCGCTGAGAGGACTCGATGTGGATAGTGACCGGCTGGTCTTGGACCAGCGCTGCGACCTGATCCCTAAACGTCGACTTGGCTGTTTCCGCTCGACGCAGGTGACCAGGGTCATCGAACAGTGTCCAGGGGCCGACTTCAACGAGCGCTTCGCAGATGTACTCGATGAAGTCTCGGTGGAGGGCGAGTTCTTCGAGTTCGCGCACCAGGCGGGACCGGTCGGTTCCCTCCCAGTGCCCGCCACCGATCCGTTCGAGGGCGGCTAGTCCGGTGGCGAGGTGGTGTTCGCCTTCGCTCCTGTGGTCGCCCATCAGAGCCGCCTTAGGGCTCGGGCCAGCAGCCGGTGGGCGTTGGCTCGGGTTCGGCGTTTGATGTAGGGCGTCGGGCCGTGGCTCGCCGCCTTGGCGTCGCCTGCCCACTTCAGCATCTTGTACCATGTTCTCATGCGGTCTTCCCCTTGGTTACGGCCAGGTGGGCCTGTGGTCAGTGTAGCCGTTCGGCTTGCAGTCACGCTAGCGTCTTTGGTTTCTCACTGTTTCAGTTGGTTCAGGATGCCCGGCCGCTTGGAGCAGCCAGTAGTTGAGCGCTCGCAGTCGTCGGGTTGCTTGGCCGTCTGCGATCCAGAGGTAGGAGACGTGGGTCTCGGCGCCTCGTCGCACGAGCGAGACCGTCGCTCGTCCGGTGGGTTCGAGTAGGTCGGTCATGCGACCTGCAGTCGGTTGGCGGGGTTGTGCTCATTGACTTCGAGCACACCCAGGACCTTGGCGTCCTTGTCCTGCTTGACCTGCCAGGCGTGGAGGTTGTGCTGGGCTGCGACCTCGAGCCAGTCTTCGGTGTGGACGCAGGTGGAGCAGAGCCAGCCGGTGCCTGCGCCTCGTTCCATCCGCAGGGTGCCTTCGACGTCTTGGCAGTTGGGGTGGCTGTGGGTGACGCCTCGCTGGTCGAGGTGGGTGTGGCTGGCGGCTTCGACGACCTCGACGTGGCGGGTTTCGGTCCAGCGACCGTTGCGCTGTGCCCGTGAGCGGACCTTGAGGTCAGCGAGGGCTTCGACGCTGGCGAAGTGGAGCCAGCCTCGCTGGAGCAGGGCTTCGGCGGCGGCTTGGCGCTCCCACCAGTTCTTGGCGCTGACGCTCTGGACCAGCGCCGACTTGAGGCGGGCGTCGTGTCCGGGGAGGAAGCGGCGGGCGACGGCGTGGCCGCATCCGCACTGGCAGGTCTTCTGGTTCTTGACGCTCTGGGCGAGGGCGGCGAGCGGGTTGGTGTTCTGCGTGGTCTCCATACCCCTATTAAAGCACAGCCTTGACTCGGTGTCAAGCCTTGGGCCAGGTGCCTCGTTGGAGGCAGACCAGGCAGCCGTATCCGCCGAGGTTGGGCAGATCCTCGGCTTTGGTTTCGAGGGCTCTCCGTGCCCTTCCCTTGCCTTGGGGGAGGCTGTCGGGCATGAGGCGCCCGCAGACGGTGCGGCGGCCAGCGGGGGGCGCTCCTTGCGCCACGGCGTGCCAGGCCCCTCGTCCTTTCCCGTCGCTGACTCGCACGGACCGTTGGGGCTCGGGGGTCCGGGGAACCTTGGAGAGGTTGCGGCGGGTGAGGGACTGGGCTTCGCTGGCTCGGATCATACGGGCTTCGTTGGGGGTGACGGCCTGGTGACCCAGGTTTTGGTGTCGTCGGATCTCGTCGGTTATGGCTTTGCGGCTGAGCAGGTCGGCGTCCAGTCCGCTCCACATGATGGAGGTCCCGCATTCGCAGGCGAACTGGATGAGGTATCGGCCTTGGGGCATCAGAGCGAGCCGGTGGGTCGTGCTCGGGGCCACCAGGGCGGGGGTTCGTCCATCTTGATCCTGACCAGGGAGGTGGAGATCTGGAGTTGGCCGCCTCGTACGATGGTCTTGGGTTGGCCGTTGGCTTTCCGGTCGATGGTCTCGATTTCGAGTGTGTCGCCGGTCCAGCGCATCTGCCGTACGGCGTGGGGGTCGTGTTGGTTGGTGATGAGCCAGGCCATGACGGTGGCTTGTTCGCTGTCGGGGCGGTGGCGGTGTACGGCGATGGTGTAGAACTCGATCATCTCGG